CTGGGCCACCTAACATAAAGCCGCCGATACCGCCTAGCAACCCACCCAATCCGCCAAACATTCCGCCTTGTTCTTGATTTTTAGTGATTTGATTTTCATATGCTAATTGCGCTTGGGCCTGTGCATTCTGTGCCTGATTCTTTAGCATATCTGCTAATGTATTTGTTGCCCCGCTAGCAGCTCCATAACCCATTTGATTAATGCCGCCCATTCCCTGAAGCCCTTGACCATACAGACCCATCACATTGTTTAGATATTGGTTATAGTCTTGACTAGCGACACCAGTTAGAGACTTTGCCATTTCTACCTGTGACTGTGGGCTTCCAGCATATCCACCAGCATTAGCAGCATGTTGTGCTGCTCTTGTTGCCTCTTCAATGTTGCGTTGATAACCAGGAGACTGTTGGTAGCCAGCCCCCATTTTTGCTAGCATGGAATTAGGGTCATTCATTAAGTTCTGGTATTGCCCTTGTAAGGTTCCCATTGCTCCTTGTCCAGCATTCACATATGGATCTAAATACTGATGTACATAATCTGGAGTTTTCCCTAGATAATCATTGGCTTGTTGCATGTATGGATTAGCAGCTTGCATTGGATTACCCATAGTTCCAAACATTGGGGCAAGCCAGCCGCCCAATTCGGCACCAATCTGCGCACCATGAGAAAAATTTTCAAATCCCGTCGGTCCCATACCACCGCCAGCATTCCCGCCTAAGCCTTGAACAGGCCCAGCATTCATTAAACCCTGATACGGCATTCCGCCCATCGCTTGTTGTCCAGTTGTTCTATATGCAGGCCCCATAATTCACCTTGTCTATTGTTATTGTATTACGTCTGCCACACCATCTGTTAAAACGAATCTACTTAATCCCCAAAATCTAAGTTGAAAAATAACTTCGTTGTATCTACCTAGATTATAAAATTTAAATATATTTCTTCTGCTACCTAATTTGTTAAGCCAGATACCCACAGGATTTCCAAAAGTATTTCCGCCGTCGGAAGAGGTAGAGAGATCTACTCTAGAAGATGATTTAGTTGTATAAGAAACGAAATTATCTATTAGATCTTCATCTTCATTATCTATTAAATACTCGCCATCATTATCTATGATATACGCACTGCCGGAAGAAGATGTTGTAATCGTGTTTTTATCAGCTCCTTGCTCTATTGGAAAGCTAATACTATTGACTACAAAAGGAAGGCGATCTGGCATCGCCGAAGTGGAAGTGATAATAATCCTTGGTATTTCTTGACCATTATTGGTTGTAATACTGGAATCTAGCCGATATAAATTAGAGTCATCGAAACTAACAAAATAATAGTCATTGTTAAAATAAGCCACCCGCTTTGCTATATGGCAATCTTGATTAGTATCACACAAAGTATAGAACTTTTGAGTATTGAAATCATAGGTATAGGTGACATTATCTGCATCGCTTGGAAACGTTAACTGATAAAAAACATGGCCGTCTTGTTTAAAAACAAAACCATATGAGTTTTCTGGGTTTGTTAGTTGAGAAAGCCTATAGTTTATTCCATCTGTAGATATTTGTTGCACTCCACCGCCAGCACATACCATTATTACCGGCCCTGATTTTTCATTAGCTCCCAACCAAACCACAAAGTCATCTCCAGCAGCAATAGTGGCAGGATTTACACAACCATAGTCAATACAATAACCGCTATTTCTCTGATAAGGGAATAGTTGTAATTGTAAGTCTGTCCATAGTTCTGTAACTATTTCGCCCATAACCATCAATTGCCCGGTTTTACCTGGAACCCTTACGCATGCCTGCACATTATCTGGTTTAGTTTCGAAAGAACCAAGCTGAAACTCATTTGGAGCAAAACCGCTTGTTACAGTAATTTGGACTGTACAGCCAGTACCTGTACCGCCGGATGTATCATACGTGGCATTCGAATAACCGGAATTGGTGGTTTCAGGTGTTACTACTGCTGAAGTTACGGCACCCGAACCATCAACAGTGACTGTAATACTTCCGCCGTGTCCATAAAGCACAGCGAGTATATCTCCATTAGTATATCCAGACCCTGGATTAACAATAGTGATCGTACCATCAGGATTTGGTTGGATAGCCAGCAAGTTATCATCTGATAACCTCCAGCCTGGCGTTATTGGATTAGCAGAAGTAGAGGCAAAACTATTAATAGAAGCTATAAAGTAATTATCTTGATAAATAATATAGCCAGCAGAAAAATCTAAATTCAACTTCTGAAACACTCCGGTAGAATAATCAAAAATATAGATAAACTGCTTATCACAAAAAGCAATTTGGGATTTTATATTTTCATCTATAAAAACATCACCAGAAATGCTAGACAAAGTGCCAATAAAACTGACCACAAAATTTGTAGAAATACTATAAACATATTGATTTATCACAGCAAATAATTGATCTAACCTCGAACTGTAAAACATCCCTCTGCTTGCTCCGCTCTCCGCTATCTTTGTCTTAAATTCATAGCCAGCATAATTAACCATCCATCCATCAGACTGGAACATATTGTAAACTTGCTCCAGAGATATTTTAGGATATCTTCCGAATTTAGTTGAACAAAGTAATTTTAGTGGTAGTTTAGCCATTATTAATCAATTACCGTCAGGGGAAAAACCATGACCCAAATTAACTTGAGCCCAACCTAATCCATTCTTATCTGTGTATAGATTATATTTGCGACTAGTTAAATCTATAGGGTTCATATCATTCACGTTCGCGCTGATCTGATCGATAATTGCCTGAACCTCGGGATTTATAGCCACTCCATAATAATTACAAATTCTTTTAGCTGTACAATGCTCTAAATAATCTATATACCATGTGTCGTATGTAAGGGATAAATCTTGCGTTAAATCTCCATAATCCACTGACGCAAGCGCAAACTTTCCCCATATTATGAAAGGATAAGTATCAGCCGGAAGATACTGTACATACATATTACAACCGCCTAATAATCGCTCAAAGCTAACGTTAAAAGGCAAAGCAATAACGCCGTCAATACGAGTGGTTGCATGATATTCTCTCCTGCTCATCTCACACGTTGCATATCTAACGGTCGTCATGTTAAATGTTAGAGAAAAAGGCTCAACCAGATTTTCTATAAAATACATCTCTTGTCCTATTACAGCTGGTATAGTTACACTACTGTAATAAGGAATCATTTTTGTATTGCTTGATGTTTGTGATAGAACTTTATTAAATAAGTCCAGTCCCACTGCTATGTCATCGCCTCCCACTGTCTGAAAGTCCTTACTCCTTACTTTAGACAAATAGAAGGCGTTGGTGATCAGTTGATTCACTGAATATGACATTTTCCTTACCTCTACCTAAACACTGTAAATAAAGGACTTCACCCATAACGATGCAGCATCACCACTAGCAGTTAACGTATAGTCGACCTTAGGCACACTACTAGCTAGGAAAGCTATGCAATCCAAATCGTCTATTTGTGCTTTTGCTGCAACACTGCTACTTAATGTTGCATAACCGGTGCTTGACGATCCAGTTGGTCTTAAATTAATGGTATCTCCAGCACCGGTGGAAGCTACGGGAGTAATGCTTGCAATAAAGCGAACATCTATACCATCAATTGGCGGCACTACATTAGCTAAAGTAACAGCGGTAAATGTATTGGCAGTCCCTCCATTCAACACTATTACCGGAGCGTCATAGATAAATTCCCTACCCATTTCAGTAACATTTGTATAAGAGAGTAAGAAAGTAGAAGCTCCACCGGTTGCTTTAATATCCACCATACGCCAACAATCATAACCATCTGGCAGTGCTGGGCCTGTTGCAGTTTTGGACAATATTGATTGTGGAGATTTAAAACCGTTACTCGAGCCAATGACATACACATAATAAATACTAGATGCAGTCAAGGCAGCAGCATTATCTATACCATTTACCCCTTCATAAGTAGCGCTGATTGCAATATTAGAAGGAACAACCATATCAATAATATTATTGGAATCTGAACAA